GCCACAGCAAGCGGTAGATGGTGCGCAACAGCGACCCGGTGTGTGCCCGGCGTCGCTGGTCCTGCAGGATGCGCATTCGGCTACCCAGTGTCACGACAAATTCCAGGTTGAGTGGATGGCGATTCCCACGGGCAATGGGCACGCAGCGGCGGCAATGTGCATGACAACTGTGGGCAAAGAGTGGGTTGGAGCCCAAGTGCCCTCAATGACCCGGTCGACGGTCTCGATCGCAGGTATGGCGAGGTAGCGGAGTGACCAATGCACGCGGCCAAGAAGCCGCTTGGCCACCTCCTCGACAACGGGCGCGCCAAGGATGGGGTAGATGGTGCCGCGAGTGTTGATGGTGTCGACGTGTGAGGGCGCGGGGAAATCCGGCAAGCCGGGCTGTGACACGCCCTCATAAGCGAGACGATTGACTCGGACGCGCGCCTCCTCCTCGGCAGACTGCCACACACCGACGGCGCGCTGGAACAGCGTAACCTGCCCCAGGTCCACGTCGAAAACACCACCGACGGAGGGCACATGGATGAGTGTCTGCAACTCAGCACGCTCGATCTCAACGACAAGTTGATTCAGAGCGGCGGTGTCGACGCCATACCTGGCGAGAAAGAAGGCAAGCGTAGCGTCGCAAGCGTCATGCTGGCGCTCGGCCGTAAAGGCTGGCTGGTGATGCCGCAAAAACACAGGCTTGTCGCGCTGGGTGAGCTCGAGGATGCGATTGACTAGGTCCGACACGGCCGGGATGTGGTTACAGAGTTGCTTCAGGCCGATGGCCACGCCGCGCATAATGCCGGGCATGGACACCCCTTTCGGTGGGTTCACGAGCCACCCGAACCTGGTGAGAGCACGCCGCGGCTTAGGAGCAAGCACGAGGTTGTTGTTGTCAACCGGCCAAAAGAGTGAACTGCAGTAGTCGAGCTTGTGCAGGTCCTCAAAGGTGTAAAGCGCAAGCTTGGAGAATGTGAACCCAAGAGCGAGAGCGTCGGCGCGGAGCTGGTCAATTGCGATGCAGTCCTTCTCTAGGCAGACGAAACTGTCGTCGCCCATGACGTCGACCTGCACACACGGCGGAGCCACGAACTTGTTTTTGTGGTACGCCTTGAAGATGACACGCTTCGATTCACGCCTCTGCTCGGCCGTAGGCTCGATCGGCATTGGTTCGTCGAGCATAAGTCCATTCCACGTGGTGCCTTGCGGGAAAGGATTGTCAACGGGCGGGGCCCACAAAGGAGTGAGCGGCGCCTTGGCGTCCGGGCCGTGGATGCTATAGGTGTTAAAGAGTAACATCGGTGTAACGTTGAGCTGCTTGCAAATGCAGTGCAACAGTAGAGTACCGTTGATGAGGCTGTCCCACAGCGAAGTCCATGGGTCGCCGGACTTTACGGTGCCAGGCGGGAAGGCAAAAAACACGCCACCGGCCGACCTGCCAGATGCAGCGAACGCCTTGCGCAGCACAGCCGTGAGATTCTTCTCCTCACCAAACCCAGGTTGGTCGTCGGCGCCAAGCAGCTGAAACACGTACACCATGAGCTCAAGAATGGGGGCGCTAACGGACTTGTCAAAGCGCGAGACGTCGCCAAGCAAGATGCGAAGCCTGGGCCACCGAAGGGCTGCCCTCTGTAAGCGGGCGCCAACCTGCTCGGCGGTCATCCCCGACGACATGCACAGGTAAAACGCATGATCCCATATGAGCCGTATGGCAGCATAGGCCTCAAAGGAAAATGGGCCCGTGACGACATTGAAATAGTCACTCGCGGCCATGATGTTGCGTGGGTCATAGTCCTCGCCGGGCACAGCACCGGCCGGCTTGCCCTTCTCGACCTTAACGAAAGCTTTCCGCTTATAGAACATGGATTTCGTAACGGGCTGCGTGCGTAGCCGCTCCTTGGCCGCGCGCAAATTGCGCTGCGAGCCACCGGGAAACCGGACGACCCACCCCTCGAAATTCGGGTGGACGATACGGTGCTTCCGGAGGCCGGGCAGAAACCCGTCAATCTCGTTGCGGAACCAGTTGGTGAACTCCAGCATGGCCGCTACGTCATACGGCGCGTCAGCGCCTTGTCGATTAGTGAGGGCAGCCATTTGGTTGCGCGCGGTCTGGGCGGCGGCGGTCGGCACTGCACCGGCAAGTGCCACGCCCGCCAAGTGGACGATCAACTTCCCGCTGTCCGCAGGCGGGTTAGGGTCGAAGAAGGCGGGGGCTTCAACGGTGGCACCCACTCTGAGCGGCAAGAGTGGGGCCTGTGTATTCAAGGCTGGGAGAGCGCTGGCGACCCGCTCGTGGACCACGACAGGGGCGGCGGGCGCCATTCGCTCAGTGTAGTATTTGAAAGAATCCCAGACGTACGCAGCTTGCGACGCGTACAAACGTTTCAAAGCATACAAGGCAGCGATGATGGCAGCAAGTCGCATTAAGCGTTGTCTGCTGCCAAAAATTCGCGCCAAGGACTCAACGACGTTGCCAGGTTGGAGGACAGGCTCGCTAAAACCAGCGGGGAGTCCAATGTGGGCAAGGCGGAGACTTGGGAGCCGGGGTCGCAACGTGACAAGCACAAACACAATGGGCACAAGTGCCGCGTGTTTGGTCAAATGCCACGGGAAGTCGAACAAAACCGCTCGAGAGTACAGGTGGGCCGTTGCGATGTTTGGCTTGATGAACTTCTCCATGGCGGCGAGGTCCGTCTGCAAGTGAATGACAAACGCCGCACTGACAGAGAAGGTGGTTGCGGGAGCAACATGCTCAACTGGCAACTGATAGCGACGTATCTTGTCGCGTGCAATGGCTAGCAACGTAGTGTAAGTAGGGGGCTCACGCACCATGCCGGCGATGACCGCAGCGAGCTCATGAATTAGCGGGCGCGGCACCATGAAAGTGCGCGAATCCGTCGTGAGCGTCAAGCCGCCGCAAAAGTCGGGAGACATGGGCCAAGAGAACACGCTGGCGCTGCGTCCGCACGTTTGAAAAACGAGGTCCACGGGGACGCCAAGGCGATCTGTCAGAGCTCCAGCAAGATTAACCTCCCCGTACGCACCCGGTGAACGCAAAGCAGCGTCGAGGGTGACGGGGATGGGTGCTAGCCAGTTAGGCTGGGGTGGCACGATTGAGAACTCATAT